CCTGCGCTTCCGGCGCCGGGCCGTTGCTGACCTGGGGTGCCTGCGCGTCCAGCCTGCGGAGTTGTTCGCTTGTCTTGAAGGCGGCCGTAGCATTGCCTTCCTCAACCTGCTCATTGAACCGCTGCGTCAGTTCGCGGCGCTGTTCCTCCAGGCGGTCCTCGAGGATTTGCGCGGACGTGCGGCTGATTGTGTCCACCGTGGATCGCAGCGACTTTAGTTCATTCGCGTAGTTGCGCTGGATATTGCGCCCTTCGCGGATAAATTCGTCGGCGGGCTTCCACGCGTCGGCCGGACCCTTGTACTGGTCCTTCGGAACCCATCCCAATTCTTGCGCGAGGCTTTCAAGGGCTACCGGTTCGCCTTCGCCTTCGTCGCCGCCCTCGGCTTCCGGTTGCGGCTGGCTTTCGGTTTCAGTCTCGAGTTCTTCGGCTTCCGGCGCTCCGCCGTCGTTATTCGGTTGCGTTGCCACTTTGGGCTACTCCTACTTCTGGATGCCCCGCACAGTCACGGCGGCATTGGTGTTTCCAGCGCCTAGCGCCGGGAGGGTCACGGTAATCGCGGTATTGACGGCCGACGCGGGATGCGGCGGAATGAAGTTGTAAAGCAGCGGCGTGGCGCCGACGGTCGCACCGGCCGGAACGGCAAAGGCGAACGACTGCGTTCCGCCAAGCAGCCCGGTAACGGTAGCCGAAACGACGCTGGCCGCGGTTGCCCCGGCGGCAGTAATCGTAAAGCCGGTGATATAGTTGGTCTTGGCCGCGACTGCCGCGAGGGTCGCCGCCGCCGAAGCATTGGCTACGTTGCCGCTCGAGGCTCCTACCGCGGTCCCGCCAGCCGCAACTTCGTTCCCGGCGCTGTCTACCTGGACGAAGCCCGGCACGTAAGCGGTGTCGTTACCGACCGCGATAGCCTTTCCAAGCCTGCGGTCATTTGCTCCAAAACGGTCCAGCGCCATAAGTTCCTCCCTTTAAGCGGCCATCGCCCTTTCATCCGGCTCCGGCTCAACGATTGCCACGATAGACTTGTCTACAAGCAGGCGGAAGGACCGCTCTACGCCGCCAATCGTGCGCTTCCGCAACAGGCCGTCGTATCGCTTGAACATGACGCGCTGGCCGACTTGCGGCTTGGTGCCTTCCGGCCATTCGTCCACGTAATTGAAAGCGAGCGGCGAAACGGCAATCAGCGTGCCTTCCTCGGCCGCCAGTTCGTCCTTGTCCTTGACGGAGCCGGGAAGGATGATCCCGCCAGCCGTCCTTTCCTCCGTCGGGTCTAGAACCACCACCACCTGGAATTCAACCGGCGTAAGGCCGCTGTTGTTCGTCACCATTTGTTACCCATCCCCAAATCAATTGCGTCGATTGCCTGCCCTACGAGCGTCGTGACAACCCACAATGAAATACACGCGGCGGCGCCGACGCCGACCAGACTAAGCAGCAGAATTTTCCCCATCCCCTGGCACTCCAGCCCATTCGCAGAGGCCACGGTAGTCAGCCTCCTGCATAGAATTATAGGCGTCCGCGCGCACTCGCAATTCATTGAGTAAAGTTTGGTCGGCCAGCCCGCCTTCCCATGACGTTCCGGCCCACGCGGTTTCCTGTTCCTTGGCGGCGCGGGCGAGGGCGGCAAAGACGAACAGCGTAACCGGATGCTCCCGCCACGCGTCGAAGGCTTCGCGGGTCGGCGCCTTAGTTACGGCGGCTAGGCGGGGCTTGCGTGCCGCTACGCCCTCTGGCGTTGCTGCCTGACCGGGATAGGACGGGTCAGCTATGATGCCTGTGAGGGTGTGGCGAAAGGCGTTTAAGAGGCTCAACGTTTTTCCTTCGTCGGCTTGGGCTTGACCGCCCGCGCGTTGGTCACAATCGGCCGGATATCGTCGGCAGTAATCCTCCCTGTCGCAATGTCGGCGCATAGTCGCCTTGCCAACAGGTTGTCGGTTTCCTCACGCGATAGGCGGCGCATAACGCTTACTCCTACTCGAACGGCGTAATGCCGACGCGGCGATTGGCTTCGTTCAAGCCCTCGAGCCGTAGCCGGTTGGTTTCGTCGGCGTGTCCTAGCGCCATGCCGTCCAGTTGCGCGTCGCGCTGGTTTTCGTATTTCTTGCGCGCCGCCTCCAGCACAGAATTGAGGGCGTCGGCTTCGGCTTTCTTGGCCTGCCCTTCGTCCTTCATCGCCTTCGCGCGCGCCCCGGCCACGGTCGCTTCCTTCATCGCCTGGTCGAAAGGATCGGGCGGCGCGGGTTTTGGCGGCGGGAGTAGCTTGTCGATATCCTCCGCGTCTACGGCTTCAAGGGCGCGCTTGTAAGCTTCGCGCGGATCGCCGCCAACTTGGGCCAGCCCTGGGGCAAGGCCGAGAATAAATTGAGCGCGCGCCATTTTCTGCATCCGTGTAACGGTAGCAGGGTCGGATACGGGCCGAATGTCCAAATCGGAGCCGTTGAAATCTGCTTCAAAGTCAGCCTCCAAATCGTCCAGCGTGCGCGCGTAGTAGGCGGCTTCTTCCTCCCCGCCGTAGCGCGCGATATTCTCGTACATCAGTTCGTATTCGTTTTTGAGCGCGCGGAAACAGCGTTTTGCGGCCGCGTTGAACACCTGCAAGCCCTGCTCAATCAGCGCCAGCGTGGTCCCGACCTGGCCGTTATTGGACGCCTCGCCGGTAATCACGTCCTTCGCCCCGGCGATATCGCGGGCGGCGCCCATGATAAGGTCCAACACCTGGAAGGTAACGGGCGACACGTTCGGCAACGTCTTTTCAACGATGTTGGCGCGGAGATTGTCGCCGGGAACGTCTACGGTCTTGTACTCGCCTGGAGCAATACGAATAACGCCACGATTGCCGCGGCTTTGAAGACGAACGCCGCTGCCGATAAATCCGCCGCCCGCTGTTTGGGCGTGTCCGGCGTCCAGTAGCTGGTTAAGGCTAGTGTCGATAACAGCGCCAAGGCGCTTGAGCAGATGGCCCAACCCAATGTCATAAAACTCGCCTTTGGGATGCGGGAACATACCGTACTTGACGTAGAACTGGCGGCGCGTGATTTGCGCGACGCGCTGCGCCCCGGCTTCCGCGTTAGGCCGACGATCCTTAACGTAGCGGATATCATCCTGCGAATAGTTCGCTTCAACGCGCAGGACCGTGCTGGTCGAGTGATCCACCGTAACGATATACGGTTCGCCAAGCCCGTCCCCGTCAAGGTCGATAAGGCGATGCTGCTCCAGCAACAGGCGGCCCTTGTCGGCTTCGTCCTCGCCTAGCGTGATATCGTCCGAATAGTCGCGGTAGGTTTCGTCCAGCGACCGCGTAAGCATTTCATGCGGGTAAACGTCGGGGATTTCCTCGGTAATCCGGAACGCCTGGCGCAGCGAGCGCGTCCCCTTGGGGACCAGCAACCGAAGCGCGGGGACCGTCACCGCCTGGCAACCCAGGTCCGCATCCCAAAAGACCTTGCGGAAAGCGCAGCCGACCGCCGGGATTTGCATAAGCAGTTGGTCGGTATCGTCCTCCCAACTCTCCATCCGGTAGAAGACGACGTGGTTCATGTATTCCGAGACGCGGCGGGCGCGCTTCGACTTGGCGCCCGGCGGGACCGCCCAAAGCGGCAGCATCTGGCCGTCCGGACCTAGCTGCGGCTCTAGCTGGCCGGTTTCGGGGTTTGGGCGAAGGTCCGGGATGGGCTGGATCGCGCCCGACTTCGGGTTTGGCCCCATCTTCGGTTGGCCGTTGTCCTGGCCGACCACCTTGCACAACACCGCTTCGTCGCCCTTGACCACGGCGGGGTACATGCGGGCGTTGAACTGGAGCGCGGCCGACGTGAGTAGCGGAAACTGCATATTGGAAGCGCCCGGCCACGGGTAATCCTTGGCCTTGTCCACTTCCTCCTGCGCGCACGCCTTAAGGGCTTCCTCGGCTACGTCCGCCCATTCCTTGCGGTCTTTCTTGTCCTGTTCGTAGTCATCAACCACCTTTGAGCCGAGTTCGCGCAAGCCTTCGGCGGTCAGGAAACCGGAAAGGTCGCCCTCGAGCGTCGAAAGGCGCGTCAGTTTGTCGGCGGTAGTGGCAAAGCCCGGTTCGCTGTCAATACGCTCCTGCGCTTCCTCGAGCGTCGGCCGGTCGGCCTGTCCCTGCCCGTCGCTGTCCGGGTCGATAACGACGGTGGTTGGGAGCGCGCCTTGGGCCATTCTAAATCCTTACAAAAATGATGGGGCGACTGCGCCTAGACGCACAAGGCCGCCGCCCCATCAGGCCCGCCTGATGCGGGGGATGAACCTAGTACCCAAGCGCGCCAAGGCGGACCTGGTTTTCGCGCTGCTCAACCGTAATGTCGGGCGGAAGCCCGGCCATCGCGGCGGTATCGGCATTGTCGAACAGCTTTTCGGCGGCGCGCTTTTTCTCCGCGGTCGTCGCCTTGCCTTCCGGGGTTTCCGCGGCGGTCGTCGCGGTCTTCCGGGTCGTTGCTCTCTTCGCCATTCAAGCCTCCATTACATTTCCGTTGCGAGATTATCCAAACGCTTGAGGATGATTTCCGCGCCCTCTGAAAGTTCCGCCGACAAGTGCTGATAGCTAACCGGGATAGTCTGGATAGCGCCGTTTTCTGGCGCTGACATGGGCTGCGGCCCGTTCACGCGCACTTCCAGCGACGTGAGCCGCGCCGAAATTTCTCGCAAGGATCGCAACGCCCTTTCCAGCTTCGCCTTGACGGCGGGATTTTCTCCGGCCGGGACGTGCATTGGGTCAAATGGGGCCTTGCTCTCGCTCGCGTATGTAGTCGTTTCGTAATCCATATTCGCTCCTATCCCAAATCAATCGCCGCAGGTGGCGGCATTCGTACAAACGCACCAGAACCGGGTGCGGCGGCAATCGAAGCAGATACCGGCGGCGGCGGAGCGGGGGCAATCGCTACCGGCGCCGGTTCCGCAAGCTGTGATGGCCCAACCAGCGGCGGCGCATCTTCGCGTATAAACCATTCATTCGCAATAACCGACGCGACAAGAGGTAGCGCAAGGTCGGTTTCTACCGCCATGCCGACGGGCCGCGCAGAGCCAAGCCCGAACGCCAACGATATCTCGGAAGCCAGTCCAACGGCGCGGACCTGGACAGCGCCAAGCGCGAGCGCGGTATTGGCCGACGTAGCAATCCCGACGGTTCCGGGTACGAGCGGGGCAAGCGCCAGCGCCGTATTCGTAGCCGCCGCGAGGCCGACCGGCCGGATCGCGGCACCGCCCAATCCGAGCGCGGTATTGGCGGAGGCGGACAGGCCGGTGGCGCGGATTTGCAGACGGGCAAGGGAGAGCGACGTATCCGCCTCAGTCGCAAGGCCAACCGCGCGAACCTGGACCGCCGCCAACGGCAACGCCGTACTGGTCGCGGTCGCCATGCCGACGGGACCGCTAGAGCCGCCGCCGGTCGAAGTCGTGGACTTTAGCGCGAACTGGATATTGGCTTGCTTGGCGCTGTTAACGCTGGTCGCGGTGAAGTTGCCTACGGTTCCTGCCGTCGCCTTGGTGCCGATGCCGATGCCGAAGCCGCCGCCCGTGCCGAGCGTGGTGCCAGCCTCGGTCGAGGTCGGCTCCGAAACGCTGGTCAGGTCGGCATTGGCAAAAGCGGAGAAGTTTGTGACGCCGGACGCATCGTTGCCGCGGCCCATCGCGCACATGACGAGACAATCCGAAACCGTCGTCGTAAACCCGGCGACGTTGAACGCCGTACTGGCCGTATTGTTGAACGAAGTGTTGACCGCGTGAACCGGGTCGCCTGTCGTCGGGCATCCGACAACCGTGTAAATCCTGCCTAGTGTGTGATCGCCGCTGTCAGGCAGGGCGACGGTAGCGCCATCTTCCGAGCCATCGCATCGCCGCCAGAAGCCTTGCAGCGCAATGCTATCGACCGCCGCCGCGGTCCCGGTGCCAACCGACGCAAATTGGGTCCAGGAGCCGTCGCCAATCGCCGCCGCGCTAATCGGCTGGTTGGATGTCTCGACAATGAGGACCGCAATATCGTCGGCGTTAACGGTAGCCGGGTATGCCGGGCTTGCAACCGTGGTGGAACCGGCCGCCGTACCCGCAAGGCCAAAGGTAGGGGCGGCCATCTGTTAGCCTCCCGGCTTTAGGAGCCGCGGAAGAATACGCCGCCGGTCATCTGGATATCCGCGCCTGATGGGGTTTGCACGAAATCGAACATGGTAAGCGGGATGATATTGGCATCGGTTCCGGCCGTCGTATCGCTGTCGTAACAGACGGCAATCTTGCTAATCGCGTTGCCCGTCGCGGCAGTCCACGTAACCGTCGGCAAGGAAATATCGTAGCGGTCGTTGGTGTCGTCCGGTGCGGGAAGCGCGGCCAGGTCGGCGTCGGTCAGCGTCTTGCGGCCCATCGTCGTCTGTTCGTTCGTGGTACCAGCGACCAGCGCGGTAAGCGTGTCCACGTCGATCAGCGTAGCGTCAGCCTCGAGGCCGGACGTTTCGATGGGAACCAGGATAAGGGCGGAGTTCGCCGGGTCGTTGGACTTCACGCGATTGTAGAATTCTACAATCCGTCCCTTGGCGATATTGAAGGTTATATTAGCCATGCGTAGGCGGTCCCATCATCTGCGAAAGGCCGCCCTTGGCGGAGGATTGACCGACCGGGCGTTAATCGGTGGATAGCAGCCCGGCTGGTCTACATTGCAAGAGCGCGAGTTGGGGGCAACACGCAACGCCTCGCAACGCTCGCAATATCGCTTCAAGTCCGTTCGGACGCAAGCCCTTCTTTCTCTGTGAGGGCTGCGCGGGTATCATCGGCAAGGGGATGCGCCGCAATCGAAAGTTCGGTGCCGTCACGATAATGCCCGGAGTCCGCCAACCTTAGCCAGCGCTCAAGCAGTTCCGTCCGCTGCTCCAGTTCTGCTGACAGACGTTCGATGGTGGTGGGCTCTGCGCGAGTGTCCCATGCTGTGATGACTTCAGCTGCGGTTTCCGCGCATCCGGTTTGTGCGTTGCACGACCAGCACATCACTCGGTACGTCCCTCCTGTGCGCATGACTCGCGCGTCGGTGGAACCGCAGAACGGACACCGTTCCAGCACATCCGATGTGGGGGTGTTAGGCATCGCGGGAATCCTTGTAAAAGTTGACAGCCTCTACGAATGGCCTCCAGCGCCTAACTTCGCAAAAGCCGAGCAGAATTGACCAACGATACATCCATTCCAAGGTGTGGCCTTCCCATCTGCTGAAGCCTACGCCGCACCATTCTGGAAACCACCAGACGAATTGCGTCCTAGGGTGATTCGGCCACATGCCCCTGTTCAAGTCAGACATCTCTAACCCTCCTGCTTTGGGGTGATGGACCTAGAGGTTGGGCGAATGCTTCGCACCGCGCTCTCGTGAACCGGACCCTGTTGCACGGTTCCGGCCCGCTTCGACTTTGGCGAGCACTGCCAGACCCTCGGCGGTCGGGCGGTAGGCCCAGAACCAACGCCAACGGCGATTGTTATCTCGTTCCGACATCCGATTGCGCGTCAGCAATCCCGCACGACATAGGTGCGCGGCTATCTGAGGGTGGCGAGGCTCAATAAGTCGGCTCGCCCATGTTCGCTGAGTAGGAAGCGAGCCGATTGCGCTTTCTTGGCAGATGTAGCGCAACTCATCGCTCTGTTGAGAGGCGAGCACATCCACGATAGCCAACGACCTTACCGAGCGGGAAACATCGTGCGATACCGGCCCTGTGCTGGCGGGTTTCTTACCGAGCGGGGTGGTCATTGGTTTAGCCTTTGCCGCGCCGTGATATCGCCACCCTAGAGTGAGCATCGCAGATGGGCGGGTATTGAACCCGGTGCCAGGAGTGCTCCAGCCTTTGCCGGTCCATTCGTATTCGGTCGGGTGCGTGCCGTCATACCACGTCAGGACGTGGCGGCTCTTCGGCTCCAGCCCTTTGCCGTATATCTCAGACATCTCTAACCCTCCTGCTTTGGGCCGAACACCGCGTTGATGCGATCCAGCGCGGCCTCCAGCTTGGCGGCGCGGTCGTCGCTACCGGGATGGCCCTGCGAGCGCAGCACGTCGATATAGTTGCGCAGGCGGCGTTGGCCGTCGCGCGGCGGGACGCCTTCAAACTGGCGGGCAAGGTATTCGTGAGGCTTCATGGTTCGCTCCCTCTTGATAGGAGCCTTCTACGGGACATTATCCCGCCCGTCAATAGCCTTTGTTGCGGTCCATCAAAACAAATTTAAGCCGCTCGAGGGCGCCGACCATCGCGGACACGTTGCCTAGCTTTGAGTAGGACGATCCGGTGTTGCCGTCGCGGTAGACCAGCGCCAGCGCGACCGCTGACAGCTTGCCTTCGCGCGCCAGTTCCAACGCTTCCTCGAGCCGCTCGACGATACTTTCGCCCGGCGGCTCCGGCAGGATTTCGTGCAGTTCGGCCACCACTAGAGTGCAAGGCCGCCCAGGATATAGGCCAGGAGCGCGACCGACACGCCCAACCAGCCAAGGTGAACGCGCGGGGTGCTGACGCCGATGGCGTACAGGAAGCACAGGATCAGCGCGACGATGAAAAGGATTTCGATAAGGCCCATGATTATTCCCCTTTGTGCTTGGCGTTTTGGCGCTCGACAAATTCAAGAGCCTTGGCGCGGCCGACAATCCAATGCCTTTCCTTGGTAGAAAGGTCCATGACAAGGTGCGGACCTGGATCGACACCCGTTACCGACGCGGGACCAACGTATAGGAAGCGTTCGGCCATCACCGGAATATAACCGCGGCGCCCGATATCGCCAATAGCGTCAACGCAATGCCGATCAGCCGGAGGCGCGCGCGGAGCCGGTCGATTTCAAAGGCCATGCCCGTGATACCGTCCGCCAGGTCGCGGGCTTCGTTGGCCGTTAGCGGACGCTCCCCGGAAAACCGAAGGTCGTAGCAGATGGACCAAACCTGTTCGGATACGGTCATGCTGTCAGGCCTTTCTTGCGGCGTTTGTAAGCGGCGACCGAGGCCGCATTGCAGGCGCGACAAACCCGACGAAGCGAACGGCCCTTGTTGACCCACGTAAAGTGAGTGTTCGCTTCGTCGAAAGGGTGCCCGTTCACGCATTCGGTCTTGGAGTGATTGACCGCGCATGGGCCGACACCCCTCAGAGTGTTCTCACGGCGCGTGACGGCCTCCAGATGTTCCGGATTTACGCAAGCGCGGTTGCGGCAAAGGTGGTCAACGGTGAGACCCGACGGAATTGGACCCTTGGTGTCCTGGTAAGCCAAGCGGTGGGCCAGCTTGTTGCCTCTACGCCCATAACCGTCTCGGTCCAGCGGCCCCGCCCAAGGAATGCAGTCGCCAGCCATTATGCTGGTACCTGTTCGCCACGGGCTTTTGCGAGGGCGGCGCGGGCGGCTTCGACTTGCGGCACGCGCACATGGCCGAAGCGCATCTCCATGAGTTGAAGCGCCTCGTACAGTTCCGGAGCCGCCGCGATCAGGCGAGCGTTGGCCTCGCTCTCCGCGTAAACTTCCGGTGCGGCGTCTTTCGGGAGATACGAAATCGAGCAGATGGACCGCCCGACCCCTTGCCGCACCACAGGCCAGCCGACGACAGATGAGGGCGATACCGCCGCCATCCACGGCCCCGGCGTAAACCCGCTCACTTCAACAGTCCCATGACCAGTCATCGTGTCTCATCCTTTTGCTCATTAGGGTCCTCACAGACGGAGGCGTCCCACATTTGAGTAAAGCCCATGATCCCGGCACCGAGGCCGAAGGAGCAGGCGATGATGACCGCGGCGATCATCGATCTTCACGCACTTCAGGTGCGGGAAAGTTGATCTTGGCGAGGGTGCGGCCAGCGATGCTCGCGATGGTACAGAGAGCGGCCTCAACGTCCGTATCTTCGCTTAAGAGACGCTGTGCCTGATCGGCCTCTTGCTCAATGCTGCGCAGCGCCTCCACTAGTTCTGCGTGATGAGATGCTTCGAGGGCTGTCTGACTTGCCGCGAATGCTGCATGGTCAAGGACATCAACAACGGTGATGGAACCGGCGGGAAACAGCCTGCCACCAACCAGCATGTCGCGATCAGTCCATGATGACATGACGGCAGCAATTGCGTCCTTCGCGGCTTCTATGCCGTCAGAGAGGCGGACAATCCTTAGTCCCTTTCGATTGCAAATCGCCTCTTGAACAAACCTAACCAATTCCGTGCGGCAGCTTTCTTGCTTGGCCCGCTCCACCATCTGAGGATCGCCGCTCACTTGCGTAGTCCCATGACCAGCACGGGCGCTGCGATTGCCAACACCGCGCTCACTTTCCCCTCCATAGGTCGGCCGATTCCTCGTAACGCATCCCGCCAATGACGGACGCCAGGAATAGCGCCGCGGCAAATGCCGGTAGCGCGTAGAGGGGAAGCCCGAACGCGAGGCAGATGCCAAGCGCCAACGGCAAGGCGGCAACGTCGGCCGCGCTCCATGCGCCGAAGCGCGGTTTGAATATCGCTCTAAGCATTTCGTTCGCTCCTAGTCGTTCCTGGCGCGCGGCCAGCTACAGTTGTTGTGATTGCCCTCTTTGCAGGGGCGCTTGCCGCTATCGCAGCCGCCGCAGTTGTGATTGCGGAAGATGGGCGCGCGGCCCTCCATATCGGCGTCCTTGCGCGGCTCCATGCCGGAATAGTCGGGTTTCACTTGCCGCGTCTCGCTATCTCATTCAGTGCCAGTTGGCGGCGTGCTGCGCTGCGGGCGTTATCTGCCACAAAACGCAGGGTGTCGATATTGACGCGCCGGAAACTCTCTTGGGTTTCGCCCGGTGCATAGCCAGCAACGTCAACTTGTCCGGTTAGTATGCTCATAATCTTCGCTCCTTCCCGCCCTACGTAGCGGGGTTATGTCCCGCCGTCAATAGCCCGTCACCTTAGAGCGATCCTGCGCCCGGTAGATTTCTTCATCGTCATCGTCGTTGTCCTGCATTGCGGCCGGGAACCGTATCTCAAGGTCCGGCTCGAGGAAGCGGCTTAGACCGTCCAGCATATCGTCGTGGGTCGCAACAGGGAACGGTATATATTCCTCCTGTATGAACGCCTGGACCAAGTCCACCAGCTTCCCTTCGTGGTTGCGCTTGTCCAGCTTGGGCGGGAGGAAGATGCGGCCTTTCTCAAACCACGGGATCAGGCGCCGGATGCGGTCGTTCTTCGCCAGGCGCCCGCCGACGCGGGTTATCTTGAAGCGGTAGTTTTCCCGCTCCATGCGGTCCTCGAAATGCTCTACGTCGGCCTGCAAGCCGTATTCTTCGTAGGCCACCGCCATAGGCTGGTACTTCCGGTGCCACTGAAATAGCAAATCCGCGCGCTCGGTAAGCCTAAGCCGGTCGCGGACCATATCGACCACGTACACGTTGCGGTCTGCCCCAAGGCCAAGCACCCAAGCCGAAGTGTAGTCAGAAGTTGGTTTTTTCTTGCTGGCGGGATCGAATACGAGGACGATATTGAGGCCGCGCCAAGTCGGGCTGCTAGCATATTCCAACCATCCTTCCTTGAAGTTCTGGAGTTCGTCGGCCGTCGGGTCTTGCAGCATCTGGCAGCCGTAGACGTATGGCCCCATATCCCGGCGTTTCTTCGCCAATGCCTCGCGCGAGAGGAACCGCGGCGGACCGTCTACCGTGCCGTCCTCTGTGGCGGCGTAGATGCGCGGCTCGGCCGTCCCGCGGCTAAGGACTTCGCGGTAGCTGTCGTTGAAGTGGTAGCGCGTGCCGATGAACCGGCGGCGCCCGCCCTGCGATCCGAGGTTGTAGGACAGCGCCAGGGCTTCCGTCGTCTTGGCGATCATTTCCGGCGTGCCGACGCTTTCCCGCGTCACGATATCGTCAAAGACCTGTAGCTTGTAGTGGCGGCTGGTGGGCTGGCCGTCCACCACGCCGTAGGCCTCTACCGTCGCCTCTTTCGGGTTGCCTTTGCGCTTTACCGTTATCCCTTCGTCCTCCGACCACTTGGGGCTTTGGTTCTGCGGGTCGGCGTACAGGATATCCGGGAACAGCCGCTTTAGCTGCTCATTGCGCTCGAATTCCTGCTTTATCTGGCGGAGGAAAGCCTTGGCGATTGGCCTGGTGTGGGAAAATATTCCGACCGTAATTTCGGGATCGTTGAGGATATCCCGGATGGTCTGTGCAAAGGTAATGATGGTGCTGTTATGCGTCGGAACCAGCTTCCGCCCGGCAAGGTAAAGCCCGCCCTCAACTTGAATACAGCGGGTCGGTACGCTTCCGACTTCCTCAATCTTGCGGACCCACCGGCTTGCGCGATACGGCGTCGGCTCAATCGCCCGCGACGCCTTGCGCTCCAACAGGAAGGGATTGCGGTCCTTATGCGCCTGAAAATCGATATGCCAAGCGTTACGATATTTCGCGATGCGCGGCCGGAGGCCTAGCCCTAACGCTAGTTCGTATGTATCGCGCGCCAGCCTTTCGCGGGCGCTTACGAACACCGCGCCGCCGCGCGTACCGCAATGGCCGTCGGTGTCCATAAGGCCGCGCAAGAGCATTAGACGCTGGTGGATTGAAGCACGCTGGTAGATTGTCGGTATATGCTTGTCGTGATAGACGCCAGCGGAGCGCAAGGCGTTCGCGAAGTCGCTGGAGCGCCGGTCCCCGCGCTTCCCGGTCCCTAGCCGTAGCCGCATAGCGCCGGGCCTGATTTTGGCCTCAACGGCTACACCGCGCGAGCGCAGTAGGGCCGCCATTTCCTCCCAATCGTCAAAGCCAGCCGTAATCGATGCGCCGCCGGTTGTCCCGTCGCCAAGCCATGCGCCCAACAGATACGGGTCTAGCGGAAGCTGTTGCGGCTCGCCGTCCAAGGCTTCGGCGACGCCCACGTCGGCGCCAATCTCCAGCGCATCGGCCCTTACGACTTCCTCCCGCCATTCAATGCGGCGGGCGTCCGTTCCTTTAACGCGCCGTCGTATCTTGCGACGCGTCCGCCATAGGTGGCCGGAGCCGCAAGTGATTTGCTCGCCGTCGCTAAAGGTTACGCGGAGGCATCGGCTGTCTGTGAAGCGCGGCGATAACGCCACGACGGGGACCGCCGAACCATTGGGCGCAAAGACCCTATCGCCAACGCGCAATTCGCCGTGAGTAGTCCAGCCTCTATTGGCTGTGAGGATCGGGGTTCCGTCCCACAAATCTTTGTAATGCTCGCGCGCCCATAAATCCAGGTAGCCGTCGGGATTGGCTTGCACCTCACGGCACCGTTCAAAGACCCAATCATTATCGGCGTCCGCTCGGCCAAGCACGTAGACAAGTAGGAAAAATAGATCATCCTTCGCCCACTGCGCTATCCATGGGTCCGGATTTGCTGGCGGCGTCGCCCCCCTGCAAGCGGTCAGCAAGCCATCTAATTCCTTCCGGTAGGCTTCCCGCTTCAAGCTTGGTGTGAACCTCATGCTCATGTTCATGTAGCACCTTATCGCCCCACTTGCGCGGCCGTTGGCGCCCGGCGCGCCATTTCATCGTGTCAATGATTAGCCGCTTGTGTTCGGGCAGGATCGTCAGGTCGAGCGCAACTTCCTGCATATCGTCGGCGAAGCTGTCCGCCTGGAGTTCGCGGGCGCGCGCGTATTGGTCCGCAAAGACCGGGTTTTCCAAAATCCAGTCATAGACCACGGTACGGCTAGGCATCCCTGCATCCTGGCAAATGCGGCGGAGGCTTTCCCCTTCGGTCAGGCGCTCGCATATCTCCCGGCCTATCGCGTCGTCATAATCCCAAGATGGTCGCCCCCTCGGTACAGGTCCGATAATCTCAAGCGCGTTACTCGCCACTTTGGCTTACCTCGTCATAGGTCGCTGCGAATATGTCCGGCTTGCACGGGTACAACTCGCCCTCAATTCCCTTGATAACCCAATCGCCCAAGCTAACCAACATTTCACCTTCAAGCGTCCGTACATAAGCACAATCGGGATAGGTCACTATGCGGTTGTCCGTCACGGCGTCCTGAAACCAGTCCGGCCGGAAGTTTCCCCGCTCCTGGTTGTAGCAATAGGCTTCGACTTCAACCGGACGCTTTCGGAACAGCCCCATTACCCAATCCTCACGTTCAACTTGGCCGCGGCACATTCGGCGTCCAGTTCATCGGCGTAGAACACCGGGCATTGCTGGTCTTTGAATACCGGCCCGTAGAACGAACGGGTCACGTTTTTGCCTTGCACCGTGAAGGCGGCAAGATACCACAGGCCGGTTTCGCAGTTCTGGTAGGCGCGGTAGCGGCCATCGCAATCGGTCAGCCGAACGTCCGGCGTGTAAAGCGAGAGGGTCAGGCGGTCGCGCAAGACCTGGCGGGCGGCGTCGCTAGGCATATTCCGGTGCCCTTTGAAGGTTTTGCCATGCGACGATTTGCCGCGTGTCCAGCCTAACGTCGGCCAATATCCAACGATCTTCTGCTCCGCCATCCGGCCGTTGGTAGCGCCCGGCGTAGCTGGCAACATCGTAGACCGTGCCCACTCCGCCCTTGAGCAGGACAAGCACGCTCTTGTGGAGCGGAGGCATTTCCTCGGAGGGTTTACACCACTTCGCCATCGTACCCGTATTCCTCCGGCCTTTCGTGGCGGTCGGTTTTTATCCTGGACGGGTCGCACTCGGCAACCGACCGGCGATTGTAGGGGAAGCCGCCGATGGCAGGGACGGGAGGCGCGGTGCGCGCCGCTATCCGGCGATTGAGGTAGCGGCGGAACGCGTGGCGGCTGGAATTTATGGCGGCCATTGGTTTCATTGCGCGCGCCCTTCGCTCGAGGGGTTGAGGCGGCCGGGGAAACAAGGAGCGAACTTGGAGCGACCGGCCGCCTCGCAAGCCTTATCGCCGAACCTGGCCGCTCTCGCAAGCGTCGGGATCATTCCGCTTTCCCTGTGGTGAGGGCGGCGTCGATGCGCTGCATCAGGCCAACTTCAAACTCGGCAGAGCAGTGCTCAGCCAAGGTCATTCGCGCCTGACGAAGCAGTCCGCGCAAAGCCTCAATCTCCCCCTCCATGCTGGCGCGTTCGGATTGGAGGGCGGTAACGGCTGCTTCCAACAGTTCGGGAGTTTTGATTTCCCCTCTGTCGCGGCAGAACGCAGCGCGGCCATGTAGCCGCTCCACCAGCTTGTCGTCAGACATTCCGGCCTCCGAGTTGGGTGAGGGCTTTGCGGGCATCGCGCACTGCCGCGATCCCAAAATCGGGGGGCAGCTGATCCCTGTAGCCGGTCAACAGCCCCTCAAATCGGGCGACCAACTCCTGAAGTATCTCAAGCCTGCCATTTGCACGGTCTAGTGCGACAGCGGCGTCAAGAACGGTGTCCAAATCGCTATCCCCTAGCGCGATCTTCACCGGATAGGGTCGCTGAGTCTTAACGGCGCTGAGCATTTTTCTGTGCAATTCCACTAGCCGCTCTTGAACGGTCACTGTCTTGTGTGTGGTCATTGGGGGTCGTCCTTGCGCCGTAACTTGGCAGCGATTTGTTCAACCGCTTCATCGGGGACGCCAAACATTGCCGTCATTGCACGAACGCCCTCGTCAGGGTGTTCCAACATTTTCGCCGTAAGCATCTCGCGAGCACGCTCTGTGAAGGCGTCACCAACCTCATCCATCTGACTGCTCCTGTGTGCGGGCGATTGCGGCGAGAACGTTGCCAGCTTTGGCAGACGCTTTCGCCACGGCCATGACGGGGCAATCCTCGCGACGCCTGTCAGCGGTTGCTGTTAGAAGTAGCCGTTGAACCTCAGCGCGCAGCTTTGTCAGCGCCTCAACCAGTTCATCGTTACCGGAAGCGTCGAGAGCGGCGCGGTATGTGGGGTAAAATCCACAAAAGCGTTCGATGCCGGAGTGCATATTCTTCGGCATTCCGCAAAGCGCGCAGGGGCGCTCCAGTGTCGGTGTGCTATCGCTCATGCTTCCTCGCTCCTTTCAAACAATCCTTAGCGGTATCAAATCCCGCCGTCAACTCCAGCCTGTAAGTTTTTGCACGCTGTTGTGGCGGCAACCGATATCGGCGCGGACGCCGCATTTCGCGCAGCCCTCCCGGTTGATAGCTGGCGGCGGCCAGTCATCGTTGGCCTGGTAGCGCGCCGGGTGCGCGGAACGGACCTTGCCCTTGACCGGCGGCGGCTTGAGTTTCAGCTTTTGCAGGCGGCGGGTGATGCACGGCGGGTGGACGCCAAGGCGCTCCGCAATCTGCTTCGTGGATAGCCCCAATTCGTGGAGGCGTTGGGTTTCTTCCAGGTCGCGGCAAAGCAACTCGCGGTTCCAGGTCATGGGCGCGGCTCGATCCTGTAGTCCTGGTCGCCGTAGCAAACCCAATGCAGATTGAAGCGCGGCTCTAGGTAGTTGCCTTTGCTATCGGGGATATGGCCCCAAAGCATCGCGTTGCCGCGCTCGATCCAGAATTTACGGCGCTCCTTCGGATCGGTCGGAACATCCAGCTTTTGCTTATGCTGGTCGTCGGCCTTAGCGAGCATTCGATTAGTGGTCATAGGAACCCTCCAACATTCTAACGAAAGACTTTGGCTGCAAAACAAAATCGAAATCCGCCCGCCAACCATTCTTGTTCTCGCCCCGCAGGAACGGGGACCGACCGATAGCGGCGAACACTTTCTGAAAATCTTCCAAGGTGTTTTCCCGGATACGCGCCTTGAGTTGCTGGCGGCGCCTGTCGGTCAGCTTGGCAACCTTGGGAAGCCCGTAGCGGTCAGCCGTGATGTTCCAGGCGTCTACAATTTCTTGTGGATCAATCAGGTCGGTTTCCCCGACCCCGTTAGGGGTTTCTATACTCTGGCTTCTGGCTTCTGGAATATGGGGGTTGGCCTCACCGTTTAGGCTACCCTTATCCTTACCCTTAAGGGTCGGCGATTTTCCCCTTTGTTTTCTAAGGGTTGGGTTGCCACCTAACTTGCCAGCCTCAGAGGCTTTTCGCCGTCTTTTCGCGTCATTTACGAGGCGTCTTGAATAAATCCACCCGCGGCGGTCGCGGGAGAAAACACCGTTGCCCTCAAGTTCGGAAAGCAGGGTTTCGACTTCCTCAACGGAGCCGCCGGTTGAGCGCGCGATGGCCTGGTTATCCAGCCCGCGCCCGTTGACCGCGACGTAGCCGCCAGGTTCATGTTCGGCGGCAATGCAGAGCATTCGCATCCAAAGCCCCTGCGCTGCGAAGCTGCAAAGCCTTAGCGCCGGATCGGCAGCGTAATCGCTCCAGAAGAATTTTGCCCAAGGTAGCGCCACGTCAAGAAACCTTGCGGGCGAAATACGGGGCGGGTATATCGTTGACATTCATTGGCGGCTCACTCCGCTTAATGTGGGGCTGCACGGTTCGCGCCGATGCAGCCCCTTTCTTTTGCATCAAATAATCAACCACGGCAACGCTCAATCGCTTTGAGGAACGCGCTGTTAGACCGGGCCGCCGCTTCCTGGCGCCGCCGGAATTCCAGATCGTCCATGTTGCCGCTTTCCTTGACATAGGCGCCGAGCGCGCGCGGTGGCTTGTATTTCGCTCGAGCCGCGGCGACTTCGGCCTTGGGGATGCCAAGGTGCCAGGCTATCAGGCTGTCGGATTTGTAAATTCTAAGACAGCGGCGCAATTCGCTTTCGCGCGGCAACCCAACGCGGTCAATCTTCGCTCCAAGAGGCATTACGCTCGCTCCTACGCTATCGTGATTACAACTTTCCCGGCGCCGTCCTTCGGCTTCCATTCCGGCCGCTCATTGCGGAACCTGCTATCGTTCACATTTAGGGCGTCCGCTATACCGTCGCGGTACGCCTTGCATCCTGACATTACCGCATCTTCGTCGCGCGGCCGTCCGCGGCCCGCTGGCGGCGTGAATTCATAGGACAGCACGATATCGCCATCGGATGGCAACTTGGCGCCCTTGGTGATTTCGGTAAGCGTAAGCCCCCATCCGAGGGTCCGCGCCGACTTGGTGAACTTGTGGCGCGCTGCCCAATGACCGCGGGCGTTCGGAAGTAGCTGCTTCGGCGGCCACGGGAATTCAAGCCGGATCATACGCGCTCCTTCAATGCCGTTTATATACCGCTCTTTTTTTGATACAAGCCCCAATCGGCTATTGACAGGGCGGTATTTTGTCCCGTAGGTAGAGGCATTGAAGGAGCGAACCTTATGCAGATGGAAGACGAACTGTTGGACGACGCGAGGCGCGAGGCCGACCATTTGCGCGCGGAACTTATCAAGGCGCGCAAGTTGCTGGCGGAATTCCAAGGTTTGTACAACGTCCAGCGCGTTAGAGAGATAGAGCCGCTGCCCTGTGAAGTGGCCCATTCTCAACGCGTAGACGCCTTCATGGCGGAAACGACGCTGTATCCGAAAGCGGAGGCGAGCCGTGGCTAAAAAACTATTCACTCACTCAGGTATCCTTAGCGGCGACGCGAGGCAGGGAAACCGCCAATACAGGACCGCGTTGCGAAAAACGCCTAGCGGCTCCCATTGGGTTGACCGCAAGGGGCGCAAGTATCGGATAACCGGCGGCGGGTATGCGGGCGATAAATGGCCTATGTGGCATCTACACGCCGACACAATAACCGAATTGCCGGAGCCGATAGAATGACTGACCCGCGCCACGCGTACCACCGTTCGGCGCAGCGTTTCCCGGTTTCGGAATACCGCGACGGCGGGCTGGTCCAATCGTCGCTGTTTACGGTGTGGTGGTCGTTTTGCCGCGGCATTGGCTGGCAGTTGGCCCGCGCGATTTTTCGGAGGGGAAGATGATTGTCGGGGGATACAGCCTAGACCTGTACTGCGACGCGCCGGGCTGCAAAAACGCACGAACCGATTTCTACGGACCAAACCAAACGGCCGCCAAACAGGAGGCGCGGGCGAAAGGCTGGTCTTTCAGCAAGGATCGTAGGCGCTGCTTTTGCGCCGAACACAAAGGAGCGAACAATGACTGAGAATTGGAAAGACAAGAGCCGCCGCACCGTCAAGGCGACTTCTACCGGCAAGGTTACGCAGGCGTTTGAAGACCCGTCGTATGTGCCGGGATCGGATACGATTTCGACCTACTACAGCTATCAGCAGCGCCAGCGTCACGACGCAGCCCGCCAACGCGCAAAAGTCGAAGTCACGGCCGGAGCGAAGGCGTTGCTGTTCGGCGGCGTCGCGGCGCTGGTCGTTCTAATTGGGGTTTCGCTATGAAAGTCGCAATCAACGGATGCTTCGGCGGCTTCGGCCTGTCTGACGAGGCGTTTATCGAATTCATGCGCCGCAAGGGCAAAACCGTCTACGCGGAGCCGGGCGTGCGAGGTTCTACCTTTTGGGAAACCCCGATTGAGGACCAGCCCGCGATCCTCCGCCAAAAATGGTACGAAGTCCCCGACGAACAGCGCGAGGAATATGACGCTGCGCGCGAAGCTGCCGGGGAAATCAGCCCTTACGATTATTACCTGAGCGACGACGGGCAGCGGGCGGACCCGGACCTAATCGCGGTCATAGAGCAGTTTGGCGACAAGGCCGGGCATCGCTTCGGCGCGCCGCGTGTCGTTGATATACCCGACGACGTAGAATGGACGATTGAGGAATACGACGGCAACGAATGGGTTGCCGAAAAACACCGGACCTGGAGTTGATGCAATGACAGGCGGCAAGTTCCGGCTGACCAAGGCGTACCGCGAAACGGTGGACGCCGCGCGCGAGTACGCCGCGACGTTCGGCGCCACGGTAGAAGTGCTGAAAGAGGGCGGCAAGCATCCCAAGATTATCGTCAACCTCAACGGCCAGCGCGCGCTTGCGGGCTTCCCGTCAACGCCGCGCGACGACAATTACCAGGTTCACGGCCAGCGCGCCGTGCGCGCCGCCCTGCGGCAAATGAAGGGGACTGAAAAATGGAGAGCGTAAGGATTTCCGCGCTAGGCGCCGCCGCCAAACTGGATGCGGCCACGGTGGATTACTGCACCCGCCTGCTAATGTTCCGAGCGGAGGGCATCGCCGGGCGAGGGCGCAGCCCGAAATCCGACGCCTTGCGCGAGGCGGCAGGTGATATGCGGCGTATGCTTTTGGAGGAACAAGGCTAATGGAAAGCGTAGGCGATATCCTGGACGCGATGGACGCGCCGCCGATTACGACTAATGAAGCCGATCCGGTTAAGTGGTGTTTCAACGGTGCGGAATTCGATAGCGAAAGTGAGGCGGAAATCGCGCGGTCGGCGTGGGCGAAGCAATGGGCCAAGCCCGTCAAGGTCGAACCATTCGTACCGGCGACGCTGGCGGACGCGCCCAAGCTACCGCCGCCGGGCATCTACTTCGGTATGCCGGAGGACGTTTACCACGCGCTCCCGGCGCTATCGTCCAGCGGCGTAAAGTCGATCCTCGCAAGCCCGATGCAGTATTGGGCTGGCGCGACGTGGCTATCCGAAACGGCGCGCAAGCGTGAAAAGCGGGAACGCGAAAACCCAAAGACGCAGATTACGCGCATTGTAGGTAAAGCGTATCACTGTCGGCTGCTCGAGGGCGCCAGCGAATTTGCGCTGCGTTTCGCCCGCGACCTTGCGCCGGAGGATTGCGAGGGCGCGCTAACCACTACGGAACAAATCAAGGCGGCGATTGAGGGCCACGGCGAAAAGCCGGTATCCAAGGTTGCCGACCAGCTACCGGACGGCCAGGCGTACCAGCGCAGCGCCAAGAAAGACGACTGGATTGAGCAACTACTGCGGCTGGACCCTAACGCGCTGATCCTTGACGTATTGCAGCGCGAGCATGTTGCCGAGCATGACGGCAAGCATTTCCTTTCCGCCGACGCGTGGGAGCAAATCGAGATAGCGGCGCGGTTAGTTGAACTGGACCCAGGATGCAAACACGCCTTCCGCGGAGGGTTCGCCGAAACAACGCTAATCTGGACAGACGAAGAAACCGGCGTGCCGATGAAAGCGCGGCCCGACTATCTCAAGTCTCAAATCGTCGTTGATCTAAAGTCTATCGCTTGCGATGGCCGCAGTATCGACACCGCTCTACGCATGGCGATTGCGCGCTGGAAATATACCTTTCAAGTCAGCCACTACCTAGCGGGCGTGCAGGCTGTAAAGGCGTTAGTGCGGGAAACCGAAGGCGCTTGCATACGCTCCGCCGATGGATCGCCAGCGGCCAACGCCGAACGCGAGTGGGCTACCAAGTGGGCCGCGGCAAAGGACGAACCAAAATGGCTATTTTGCTTCCAAGCGAAGGGGGACGCTCCGGTTACACGTGGCGTCGGCTTTCCGACTAGGGGCATGACGAGGCAGATTGCCGACGATATGCGCCGGACGGCCGCCAGGAAGTTTCGGGAGTGCAGCGAGGCTTACTCTACGGACCCTTGGCTTGACGTTGCACCAGTGTACGATCTTAGCGACGAAGATATCCCGCAATGGGCGACGGACGTTTGATATGCTTGAACGCGACGAAAATGGGGCGCTGCACGTCGTTGCGTTGAGCGGCGGCAAGGATAGTACGGCGCTTGCTGTATTGCTCCAAGAGCGGGAGCCGCGCCCATACACAT